CACAGGACTATAGTAAATCACGTATAGCGCCGATGATCAGAGATACAAAAGTATTGAGAGATATTTTTAAAGACGTAAAAAGCCGTGACGCCGGCAATACTATCCTTTCTAAACAATTCCCTGGCGGCAGACTTATAATGGCGGGT